TACGGGTAACAGTAGGACTAAAAGGTATTTCTTCTATTCTAATTACAAATCCGTTATATAATTCTTGATTTATAGTTGTTTCTGCTTGATTTTGTTGTTGTGATATTTGGACTAGCCCTTCATTTGTAGATGTAAGGGTAGAATTAGGCGCACATCGCTTTAAAATAGAATCTATAGAATTCAAAGTAGTAATCGTTTGTGCGATAAAAACAGCAGCTATAGATATCGCTGGGGCAGATAAATCTAGGGCTGCTTTTATTTTTTGTAATTTTGGATTCCCCAAATCATCATATTTCAGCTTGTCTAAAATTTCATTTAGATTTAAAACAAGACTAGCAAATGGAGATCCTGTTGCTGGAGTAGCAGCTGCTGCTATTGCTGCTGGTTTTGCAGCACGTATGCCTGCTGCTATAGTTAACAGTGTATTTAAAGTATTATTTGTTATTCCTACTGTTCTAATAGCAATATCCAAAGATAGACCTATTTTGTTTAACTGATCTACAATATTGTTTCTAAGAGTAATTAATGGGTTTAATTGGTTTGGGGGTAAACAAACATTATCAGCTACAGAATTAAGTTTATTTAGAATTTTCTCAGTTAACTGCGGCTCAATTTGATCTTTAATTTGAATACCCTTATCTAGAATGAGTGTGCTAAGGCGCTCTAATCCTTGCTGTTTCAAATCTCTAGGGGTTACATTTTGAAGAATCTCAGGAGATATAGTAGCCATTATATAATCTTATTTATTTGGGATTTAGTTAATTCTAGATTAGCTGAGATTTTAGGTAATTCCGAATTTACTAACCCAGCTGCTGCTGATGTTTGGGGAACAGCCTGTAAAGCAATAGTTAACAATTGTATTTGGGCTATTAGATTTTGTAATTCTGTTACTAGAGCATTCCCTTTTAATATAGGCTCTTTAGCTTCGTTTGACCCCAATTTTATCACATCAGATTTAACAATATATTCCTTAGTATCAATATTTACACTACTAACAGCATTTAGATTAATAGACTTTTTAGAAGTTAACAATAAATGGTCTTGAGTAGTATTAAATACTAATCGGCCTGAATTTATTAATATTTGTTTTCCGGAATATTCTTCTGGGGTTGTGGGGGGTGAAGTGTAGCTTTCATATTTTGTGCTGGAGGCTTGTAATGGGATTTTTTGAGTAGAAGTTAAATAGATAGAAGAACTATCTTTATTTATATCTTCTACTGTAGGTAGCCATCCTTCAGGACGATTATCTCCCTGCCCATTTCTTAAAATAGTAATAGGATCCCCATTTGATCCTGTAATTGACCAATTATTGGGTCTTTCTTTTACAGTTGATCCAAAACGAATACTATTCCCCCACCTCCCTTCCATTATTACATCTCCTTCAAAAGGTAAAAGAGGATGAATATTAGGCTCTTCTATAAAAGTTTCCCCTAAATATATCTCAGTAAATTGATCTGTAACTCTTCGTACGGCTCCTATTTCACTTTGAATATAATCTACTCGTTGAGATGATGGAGGAGTGTTAGGATTTGAAGGAAATCCATTATGGTGGGGGTGATTCCATAGAGCAACAGGAGATATATAGTATTTACTAGTAGAAGATATAATATCTCCTATTTGAGTATTTGGGAGGTTTAATAAAAATACAATTTCATTTATTAATGGATAATTTTTTGTATTAGGATATAATGGTTTAGCAAAATTACTCATAACAAATGTAGGAGGATTTGACAAATCAGTATCATACACGATAGTACCCAAACCATTCCATTCTCCTACCTCCTTAAAAAGAGGATGAGTTTCATCCAAAACAATATCTACAACCCTAGCAGAAACAATAAGATTATTAATTTTAAAATCTCTGCCTTCATCTGATCCATTATTTAGATTAGAATTAAGATTATTGTTTTGGGCGGCATACCCATAAAACCTATTACCCATTATTCCTCCTTTATATTATTGATAGCGGCTAACAATTGCTCTTTTTCAGCATCTGATATTGTTAATGGGTCGCCTGATGCTTGGCTAGCTATAGCTCGTTGGGCTAATGCTGCCATTTTAACAAGTAAATCGTCGTTTTTAACTCCTATTTCCATATATTCTTTAATTAAAGGAACTATAAGAGTAGCATCGCCTATCTCGTTTATCAATGGTTTTAATTCCGAGATAAGTGTAGATATTTGTTTATCTTTTTTCTTTTGGTTTTCGTATATTTCTTCTAGTATGCTAGAAAAAGATTTTTTACCGAATACGATTTTATCAAATTGGCTCATATCATTTTATTATAAATATAGTTATATCAAACTTTCATATAACCATTTTCTTCATAAAATAAATAATGAGATTTATATAATTTGTATAGGTGATTGGCTACTTTAGTGATCTTAGGTGTTTTAACATCGATTTGCTCGCGAATATAAATATAAAGTGCCTTCTTGTTGAAAATGGTTAAATGGTCTCTTTTGCGAAATAATTCTAATATAGCATCGGCTACTCGAGCATCTGCTTCTTTCGGAAATAATTTAAATATATTTTTAGTACAGAAATCTACATACATATCCATAAAATCTGAAATTTTATCGTTTGTGTAGTTTTCTTCTAGTTCGTATGAGTGATTTTCATCTTCATATATTTCTTCTACAGGAATAGTATCTAATCGCTTTTTATAATTTTTCTGGTTAGATAGTATCAAATAGCGTTTTGCTATTGTTCCAAAATAAGAATATGCTTTGGCTCCTTTAGAAGGATCGAATAAATGTATTTTGGAAAGAAGAAATGTTATTACTTCGTGTTGTAGGTCTTCAATATTTTCAACCTCAGTATAGTAGAATTTAAATGTATGGACTATATTTTCGGTTAATTTGAAAAAAGGATAATGTATTTTTCTTTCGTATATTTTACTTTTAATAACAGGATCGTGCTCGTTATTGTATTTAACGATAGCATCTTCCGTATCTTGAGTAAAATATACCATTATAGATTTTTTATATTAAAAGAATTAAGAATAGTTTGAATACTCTTAACGCTCTCAAAGAAAAAACCAATTTCATCATCCGCTTTAAATGAACCTCGATGGTCTATTTCTTTTAATTTTTTATCTGATTCATCTATAATTTTAGAAACTTTATTTAGATAAACCATATATCCTGTAAGGATATCTTCTTGCTTTTCGTTTTTCTTAAGAAGGTTAAAGGTCGTGTATCCTAAGATCACGACCATTAAAGCTAAAATTATTGTTAAAATTATCATATACTGTCTAATAGATTTTTTAAACCTTCACTTTTAAGTGTACTTAATGCTTTTTGTTGTTTGTTTATAGCAGGTTTAGTGTTGGACTTAGTGCTAGCGTCCAATGTAAAGTTCTTTTTAGGGGCCTCCACGGAATTTTTAAATTTTGGCAACCACTCTCTTTCAAACTCAATTCTTGCTGCCATTAAATCTGCTTGATGCAATACAAATGGAAGACAAGTACGTGGTTTTTGTTCGGGCATATAAGTCATAAGATATTTCTTGTTGCCTTCATCGTACAAACCATCGTGGGTTTGGATAGCTACCATTTCATTAAATGAATATTGAACACCATGAGATTGAAGCAGATACAAACCACGATCAGGAACCGAAGCGAATGCTACTTTGTTGTTAAACATATAGTCTTCGCCTAGTTTATCTTTGCGCCATTGGTCTGTTTGGGGGACATAGGATTCGTTTGTTTCATCTCCCATTTTACCTAAATCGTGGTTAATAGCGGAGAATACAAGTTCTTCAACTGTATATGTAGTTAAATCGGCTCCCATTTCACCCCACAAATTGTTGAGTTTAAGAGCACAATCTACAACACGATTGACGTGTTCAATATAACCTCCTGGAAATGCGTTATGGTATTCTTTCTTGTGAGCGGCCGGCATTAGAATTAGACGATCTTTATATTGTTCGTAAAATTCTAGTAGTTTCTCTTTACGGGGAGAAGATATCCATGTATTGATATGTTGGATAAAATAATCCCAATTTTCTTGGATTTGTTCTGCGGTAAGTTTCATAACTATTTATTTTAATTTAAAATTCATACGATCCCATAGGCTCTTGTTGAACAAAAGCTTTAGCATCTTGGATAACCTCTTGTGTGTCTTTAAGAATAGCTTCAAATTCTTCTCTAGAACCGGCTCGTTGGAGTACTAAAAATAGTTTAGAGATATTACCCTCTGCTTTCTCTAGTCTTCGCATTATGATGTTTCGATTTTTCATAGTAATAGTTTTATGGTGGGAATATAAATATAATATTAAGTAAAACCAAGTTTACTTTGTATCTTCTGCGAAGAGTTTCTTAATATTAAACATATGAGCACACTTTTCATATTCCTCTTTAGATTCAAAATATGAAATAGCAGAATTTAATGTTCCTATAAATTGAGGATTATTATTATTTTTTATAACTTGGGCGTGGGCCACATTAAATGGATCTATTTTTTCTATATAAGAAAAGGCTCTATTATACACAATCATATCACCTAAGTTCTTAACATCCTCAGACCCAAGTTCAGGATCTGATTTTAAAAGAAACATGAGGTTCTTTATAAAAGAATTCTTATGATTAATAATTAATTTTTTAAACATACCCAACAAATAAGTGGGATGCTCAGAAAAATCAATTGCTACAATGTTGTCGTCCTCGCTAGTAAACGAGCCGAAGATTTTATTTATGTCCATCTTGCATATAAATATATGTTAAGGAAAAGCCTTGTAGGGGAAGCGGGACTCGAACCCACAACCTCGTGCTCCCAAAGCACGTAATCTAACCAATTGATATATTCCCCTATGTTTCCCCACCCTGAGATTTGGGGTGAGTAGTCATTCTGGTTTTTTCCTATTGATAAAACCTACAGGGCATCCCCTATTAAAACAGTCACACTACGAAGGAGGGGCTGTGATTGGCACCTTTAGCCCTAAGAACCGGCATTCCGCTGTCCGATTTAAGCGAGCCCATTGTTTAAGTCTTGAACTAAAGACTCTGAGTATCTCTTACTCATTGCGGTTCGTATGGGAATCGAACCCATGACCTTCGCAGTGACAGTGCGATATTGTACCCAACTCTACTAACGAACCATTGAGCGATAAACAGGACTCGAACCTGCAACCTCCGACTTGGAAGGACGATGCTCTACCAATTGAGCTATTATCGCAAATTGAGCGGCAAACTGGATTCGAACCAGCGACCCTAACCTTGGCAAGGTTATGCTCTACCAACTGAGCTACTGCCGCAACTGAGCTTCTTATCGGATTCGAACCAATGACCATCCGCTTACAAGGCGGGAGCTCTACCAACTGAGCTAAAGAAG